ATTGTTGAAGCATTGAATGTTGCTTACGATAAGTTGCGTGAACGCTCACAGGTCAGCATTGATTTTGCTAAAGACTTTGATGTGGAAACTGTTTGGAAAACGCATTGGACTCCTGCTTTGAAGAAACTGTTTGCATGATTCCCGTAATAGGTTTTGCAACAGTAAAACGGTTTGACCTAGCTGACCGGCTTGTTAACTCTATTGATTACCCTGTTGAACACCTTGTTGTTATAGATAACTCTGGAACAGGTTCTTACAAGCCACCACAGAACGACTTTGTAAAGAACGTGTGGGTAATGCAAATGCCTTACGGTGTGGGTCTTACAGGTGCATGGAATCTGATTGTAAAATCAACACCTTACGCCCCTTATTGGTTGTGTATCAACGACGATGCTTGGTTTGAGCCTGGTTCCTTAGAGAAGATTGCAGCTGAAGCTGACAGGTCAACTATCAACTTTGCTAACTGTGTGCCACATTGGTCTTGTGTGATCTTTGGCGAATCTGTTGTTGAAAAGGTTGGCCTGTATGATGAGCGTTTTTACCCACTCTATTTTGATGATGACGACATGGAACGCCGTATTGAACATCACGGCTTTGTGCCTAAATGGATTGACGCTAAGGTTCATCATGACAACAGTTCTACTCTCAACTCTGGCTTTCAGGATGCTAACGGTAGAACCTATGGAGTCAATCAAGCTTTGCTAAATCAAAAGATTGCTGACAATGACTTTAGCCAGGGTAACTGGAGTTTAAACATTAGAAGAGGTAACCGATGGGATTGATTGTATATACGGGCGGAACGTTCGACCTTTTACATTCTGGGCATATAGCATTTCTAAAACGTTGTGCAGAGATCGGCTCTGTGACTGTTTCGTTGAACACTGACGAGTTCATTGAATCTTACAAGGGTAAGTCGCCGGTCATGTCTTACGATGAGCGTCGCATAGTGTTGGAGTCGTGCAAATGGGTGGATGCTGTCATACCTAATAGTGGTGGGGCTGATAGCAAACCTAGTATTGAGATGGTTGACCCTGATGTGATTGTTATTGGCTCGGATTGGGCTAGGCGTGACTATTACAAACAGATGCAGTTTGATCAGGATTGGTTGGATGAACGCCACATCAGTTTGTGTTATGTGCCTTACACGGTTGGGGTCAGTAGTACAGACATTAAGAAGCGTATTGTTGAGAGAGTAAAATAAAGATACCCCTGCGTAGCGGAAACTACCAGGGGCGTGACCAAACTGTAAAGGAGTTTGATGTGTCTAAAGGTAACACAAATAATGCTGTGGTTGCCAACTGCCTAAATTGTAAAAATGTTTTTCAGTTAAAAAGATACTGGCAAAAATGTTGTAGTTACAAATGTGGGTATGAGTATCAAAATAAGCGATTGAAACAAAATAGATTAGCTAATACAAATCTTTGTTATAGGTGTGGAAAATCACTATTGCACAAACGAACAAATGCTATTTATTGTTCTCAAACTTGCAAAAGCATGGATCATAATTTCAAACATCGTAATGGTAGTGGAAGAAGAACTACAACTGCCAGAAGACGATTGATAATTGAAAGAGATAATGGCATCTGTTACTTATGTAATAAGCAAATACCTTTCAATGAAATAGAAATAGATCATCTAATACCGCGTTCACGCGGTGGTAGTTCTCAGCCAGATAATTTGTCAGTTTCATGCATGAAATGCAATAGGCATAAAGGTAATAGAATAGGTTTAGAGCAGTTAAAAAGATTATTCGAATTGAGGCCATTAAGTGATTACTAATGGATACGCAACTTTGGCTGAAGTCAAGGCGGCACTCCGCATACCTACCGCTGACACGGTAGATGACACTCTCCTTGAGATCGCTATCGAGTCAGCATCCAGAGCTATTGACTCATACACTTCAAGACACTTTTATAGTGCTGGAACTGCTTCTCGTATCTTTGTTGCAGACAGCAATAACTACCTTGTCATTGATGACGCTTCAAGCATTACTCAAGTGGCTACCGCGGATGATCTTGACGCAAACTTCAATACCATTTGGTCTGCTTCTGACTACCAGAAAGAGCCACTAAACAATGTGATGGCTGGCATGACCGGATGGCCTACCACCGCTATTCGTGCAGTTGATGACCTGTTGTTCCCTGTAAATGGTCAGGAAGCCCTGGTTCGTGTCACAGGTGTGTGGGGTTGGTCAGCTATCCCATTTGCTGTCAAAAAGGCAACCATTCTTCAAGCTGCATACTTCTTCAAGCGTGACGAGTCACCACTTGGTGTTCTATCATCACCTGATCTTGGTTTCATTCGCGTTGGCACAAAGGTTGACCCTGCTGTGGCTATCCTTATTGACCCTTACCGTTCGATGCGACAATACTTCTAATGGCAACTCTTAGTGAAATCCGTGACGGGTTAGCAGAGAACCTGTCAAACATTGCAGGGTTGCGAACTGGTGCAACAATGCCGGCACAGGTCAATCCACCATTTGCTATCATCACCCCTGAAGGTATCGAATACCACAAATCGTTTCACAACGGTTTCAACACTTACAACTTCACCATTACGGTGATTGTTGCACAGGCTGACTCACGATCAGCCCAAATCAAACTTGATGAATACTGTTCTCCAACTGGTTCGTCAAGTATTAAGAGTGCGATAGAATCAGATAGGAAACTTGACGGCAAAGCTTTTGACCTGATTGTTACCGACATGAGAAACTACGGCTCAACAACCATTGGAGAAATCACCTATTTGGCAGCAGAGTTTACCTGTGCTGTTCAAGCTAACTAAGGAGTCAAATTGGCAGTTTATGCAGCCACAGACCACAAGATCACAGTAAACGGCACGAACTTTTCAGGCGTTTTGCAGAGTGCCAGCCTTGATCTTTCAGCAGATGAACTAGAAACCACAGCGTTTGGTGGCGGTTGGAGAACCCGTGTAGCCGGTCTTAAGACTGGTTCGGTTACTCTAAACTTCTTCCAGGACTTTGGTGCTTCTGGTGTAGATTCTGTTATCAATCCACTATTCAACGGTGGCTCATACGCTACTGTTGTTATCACCCCAACCAGCAGCTCAGTTTCGGCAACTAACCCTGCCTACACTGCTGTATGCTTGGTTTCACAGTACCAGCCATACTCGGCTTCTGTTGGTGACATTGCTACTCTTTCGGTAACGTGGCCTACCAGCGGTACTGTTTCTCGCGCAACAGCCTAATCTAAGGAAAACAAGTGAAAATCAACCTACGCATAGAGTTTCTCAATGGTGAGAGCAAAGAGATTGTTTGTTCTGCTTCGGATCTTGTAAAGTTCGAATCAAAATACGACATTAGCATTGCCACTTTGGAATCCAATTTGAAGTTCACACATTTGTGTTTTTTGGCTTGGTCAAGTGAATCAAGAACTAAAGCTACCGCTTTGGATTTCGATACCTGGATGGATTCTATTTCATCAGTTGGAGCTAGTGAAACCGACCCAAAATAGTTGGGTTGGGCGATGAATCAGCACATTGGTACATCGCTTCACTTGCTTGCGAAACAGGTATTAGTCCGCGTGAGTTGATGACATTGGATGATCGAATGTTGTGGACTCTTGGCCGTTACTTGGTTTGGCGTAATCAAAAGCAATCTCGCTAGGAAAGCCCCCCTTGTGGGGGCTTTCTTTATTTGCGGTAAACTTGTGTAAGGAGTGCTGATGGCTGACAAACAAATTATTCAACGTGGTGGTCGCACCGGCATTACGATTACCGATTATCGTGATTTGATTCGTGAGCTGCGGGCTGTTGATCCTAAGTATGCAAAAACTTTGAAAGCTAACTTTAAGCGTATTGCTCGACCTATGCGACAGGGTATTGCTAGGGCTATCCCTAAGTCAGCACCTACTTCTGGTATTCACATTAAAGATCCGCATCGAACTGTGTCTGGTTTCAAACCCATTGTTGTGCCTGGTCGTTTGTCTTGGGGGCCGAATGCACAGAATGGTGGTATCGCAGCTAAGCACACGATTGTTGAACCGACTAAGCAGAAGTCTTGGCGTAAGGTGAAGCGTCTTGGTGAGTTGTCTATTGTGCGTGTAGCAGTTGATAATGCTGCAACTGTTATGGCTGACATGGCGGGTCGTTCACGCAATTGGATTAATAAGAAACCTATTACTAGACCGTATTTGTATTCTCGTGGTGGTAATCAGGGTATGCGTCAGCACCGTATCAATGGTCAGGGTAAGGGCATGATTAAAGCTCTTGATCGTGGTAAGGCTGTTCAACAAAACAAGGCTTCGCGCTGGATTTGGCCTACTGCTGAAAAGCATAAAGAGAAGGTCACTATTGAAGTTATAGTCTTGTTAAAAGACGCTAATAAGTATTTAAATGAAAGGCTCAAAACTAGATGAGTGGAAAAATCTTTGTACCGATTGTCACCGGTTTTGATGGTGCTGGTCTTAATAAAGCAACTTCTGCTTTAACTGGTTTTGGTAAAACTCTTGGTAGTGCAGCTAAAGGCTTTATAGGTATTACGTCTGCCGCTCAGGGTATTCAACTTGTTGTTCAAACTTTGACAAGCGGTGTCACTCAGGCTCGTGATCTTCAGCGTAACTTTGCTGCCCTAAATGGTGTGTTTGGTGACTATGCCGGCAAAATGAAAATGTTTGCTAAAGATAGTGCCGAGTTTGGTCTGTCATCAACTGAGTCAGCTAAAGCATCTGTATTCTTGGGTTCGGTGCTGAAGCAGTCTGGTTTTAGTATGGCTGAAACAAGTGATCAGACTCAGCGACTTGTAAAGCTTGCTTCTGACCTTGCAACAACTTATGGGTATGACGTTTCTGAAGCGTTGACGGGTATGACCGCGTTGTTCCGTGGTGAGTATGACCCGATTGAAAAGTTCGGTGTTGCTATGAAGCAAGCTGAAGTTAATGCTTTGTTGTTGGAGCGTGGTCAAAAAGGTTTGACTGGTGCTTCTTTGCGTAACGCTCAGGCTATTGCTCGACTTGATTTGCTTTATCAGCGCGCTGGTGACTCTATGGGTGCTTTTGCTCGCCAATCAGAATCATTGTTTGCAGCTGAGAAGAAACTTTCTGCAAGTTTTAGCAACATGATGACTGAGCTTGGCGGTTCAATGTTGCAACCTTTGGCAGATTTTTTGAATAATGTTCGAGTTTCTATGACGCTTCTTCAAGCACCATTGCAAACATTTTTTGACATTACAGCGAAGTTCACTAAGGCTCTTGAGCCTGGTATTGGTGCTGTTATGCAAATGGGTGCAGAGTTTATGAATGTTTTTAATCCAGCGTATGACGTTATTGTATCTATTATTGATGGTTTGATGCCTGGTCTAATCGGTTTGTGGAAGATTCTTAAAACTGCTTTGAATGCAATTACACCAATTTTGAATGCTATTGCATTTGTTGTGAAGCTTGTGATGATTCCGGTCAAAATTTTGATGATTGCTTTTCTTGGTTTGATGCGTGTGCTTGAAGCTATTGCTGGCCCACTAATCAAAAAAGTTACTGATAGTCTGGGTGGCGCATTTTCACCAATGAATACTGGTGTTGATGCTCTCAATAATCAACTTGACGGCATTATTACCAACATGACAAAGATTGATGGCACATCAGTATCGGTGTCTATTGATGCTGGTTACATTGATCCTGCTATTAAGCGTTTGCTGGAGTTGAATAAAGCTAAGGAAGCTAAGGCTTCTGGTGGTTTGTCTGATGAGCAGAAGAAGAAACTTACTGAAATTAAAGCTAGCATTGCTGACATTCTTGCAAACATCATTCCTGGGCCACTAATTAAAAAGCAACTTGGTGAATTTGAAAGTGTTGTTGTTTCTTCTTTTGCGGACATTACCAAGAAAATTGATGAAGCCGTTTCCGCTGGTATTTACAGCAAAAAGAACGGTGATGCTCTAAAGAAGTATGCAAAAACTGAAGCTGATGTTTTGGGTGACATTGCTTCACGTCGTGACAAGTTAGCTAATCGTTACAACTTAGCTAAATCTTTGATGGCAGAAATTAAAACTGCCGTAATTGGTTTTGCTAACTTGTCAAACATAATGAATGATGTTACTGAAAATGTGACAGTAACTACCACCAGAATGGTGGGTAAGTTTTCTGAAACTATTACCACTTCTGGTAAGCAGATTGCTTCCGCTGGAATGATCATTGATAAGTATCGTGACATTCTAGGTCGCACCAAGTCATTTAAAGCTGACTTGGAAAAACTGCAAGCAATGAAGATTGATACAACTTTGTATAATCAAATCCTTGCCGGTGGTTTGGATGGTGGTGCGGCGGCAGCTTCCGCGTTGGCTGAAGGTGGTCAGTCTGCTGTTGATGAATTAAATAGTCTTTTTGCTGATTTGTCATCTCTTGGAACAGGTTTGGGTGAAAGCACAGCTCAAATGATGTATGGCACTGGTGTTGATTTGACTGATGGTTTGTTGGCTGGCATTTTGTCTGCCGATAAGAAACTAAAAGCTGCCGCTACAACGCTTGCAACAGTATTCTCTAAGTCTTTCAAGGCCGCCATTGCTACTGGTAATACTAAGGGTCTGACAGTTGACATGTCAGCAATGGATTCTATTAATTCTGCTTCATCTATGACTGGTATTGCACCAACTTCATCAGCAACTATCAATGTGACTGTAAATGCTGGTCTGGGAACTGATGGTGCTGCTGTCGGCAAAGTTATTGTTGATGCGATCAAGAAGTATGAACGCACTTCAGGTCAGGTCTTTGCAACAGCATGAGTGTTCCTACTTATTTTGTTGAACTTCAAGGTGCTGGTGCATCTTGGTTTGACATAACATCTTATGTTTCTTCTGTAAACATTAGTCGCGGGCGTAGTCGTGAACTTGACAAGTTTGAAGCTGGCTCATTTTCTATCACTTTGCGTAATGAAACCAGGGCATTTGATCCGCTTTATACTTCGTCACCGTTTTATGGTTACATCATTCCAAAGAAACGTATTCGCATTAGTTCTGGTGGCGTTGTTGTTTTTACAGGCTATGTTGCTGACTGGAACTTGTCTTACGACATTTCTGGTCAAAGCACAGCAAACGTTACTGGTTTTGATGCTTTCAGTTATCTAAGCAACCAGTTTTTCCCTAGTTTTGCTAATACTGTAAACAAATCTGGCACACGCATTGCCGGTTTGACAAGTTACTTGGGTGTGACGTGGCCTGGCGGTAGCACGGACATTAATGCTGGTTTGATGACTATCCAGGCAGACACTATTGCTGCTAATACTAACGTTTTGGATTATTACCAGTTGATTGAACGTAGTGAGCGTGGCTCATTGTTTATGTCGCCAACAAACGTGTTGAAGTTTTACAACTACGCAAACACTGGGTCACCTAAACCAGCAACATCGTCAGTAATTTTTTCTGATTCGGGAAACATTGGTTATCAAAACATTCAGGTTGTTTACGGTTCGGAGCTGCTTTATAACAGCATCACTTTGACTCGTAACGGTGGCGCAACAGTTAATGAAACTGACTCTGGTTCGATTACTTTGTATGGTCAGAATTCTTATGAAGATAGTGGCCTACTGTTGAACACTGATGACGACTTGTTGCAACAGGCTCGTTGGCTTATTTATCAGTATTCTGACTCTGAGTATCGTTTTGATTCAATCAGCGTAATGTTGAATCCTTTGTCTGGTGCTGATCAGGGTGCTGTTTTAGCTCTTGATTTGATGGACACTGTGCAGGTCGTGTTTACACCTAATAAGGTTGGTTCACCCATTACTAAGACGGTAAGAATCATTGGTATTGACCATTCTATTGACATTGATCAGCATAACATTGTTTACAAGTTTGCTGAAGTCAAGACGACTCCGCTGATTTTGAATGACAGTTCTAATGGTTTGCTAGACTCTAATTTGTTGGGTATGTAAGGATTTTTTATGGCTGGTTTAGGTTACAGAATTTTTTCTGCGGGCGAAGTTTTAACAGCTTCTAATGTGCAAGGCTATTTGCAGGATCAGGCTGTAATGGTTTTTGCTGGAACTGCTGCTCGTGGTAGTGCGATTGGTACTGCTACTGAAGGTATGGTGTCATTTCTTAAAGACATTGATCAGTTGCAAGTTTATAACGGTTCTACTTGGACTCCGCAAGCTTATGCTCAGGCTGCTGGTACTGCTGATGCAGCAACGTCTGCTTTGGCCGCTGACGCTATTGAAACGATTACTATTACTTTTCCTTCAGGTCGCTTTTCTGTTGCCCCAATTCTTACCGTTTCATCACAGTCTTCAAGATACCAAATGGGCATTTTGAGCATTGGTACTGCGTCAGCTAACTTGCAGGTGCGTAACGTTTCGGCTGCAACTGGCACATCAGCAACAATTTATTATCAGGCTGTGCAGATGACTTCTGGAACGGCTGCCGGCTGATGGATGAGAAGCCAACTAATTCTTCTTTGCTTATTCGCATTGATACTCGTCTTGCTGTAATTGAAACAAAGATTGACCAACTGGCGGATCATGAAGATCGTTTGCGCGAACTAGAGAAAGCTCGTTATCAGTCTGCCTGGATTACTTCTATTGTGTCGTCTGCGCTTGCGTCGGCCATTGTTTATGTGATTGTGAAGGTGATTGTGTGATTAGTCCGTCAACGTATAACATTACTTGTCCGCAGGGGGCAACGTATAACACTACTTTTACTGTGACCCAGGATGGTGTGCCGTTGAATTTGACGGGTTACACAGCAGCTTTGCAGGTTCGTGATTCTTACACTTCTGCGGATGTTGAGATTGGTTTGACTGCTGGTTCGGGTATTACTTTGGGTGGTACTGCTGGCACGATTAATGTGGTTGTTTCTTCGGCTGTGTCTGCTGGTGTGGCAGCTAATACTTATGTTTATGATTTGGAGCTGTATTCGGGGGGTACTACTACTCGTTTGTTGCAGGGGTTTTGGAAGCACACACCGGAAGTTACTAGATGAGTGATCTTGTTGTTACGGTTGTTGAGAATTCGCCTACTGTAACTGTTTCTGATGCGACGGTTGCTGTTGACATTGTGGAGTCTGTTACGCAGCTGACTGTTTCTAATGTTGGTATGCAGGGCATTCAGGGTGTGGGTTACACAGGGGTTACTTCTTCTTCGACGATCACTATTGGTTCTGGCCTAAAGACTTTCACCTTGGTCTCGAGCTACGCTGGTGCGTTTGTTACTGGTATGCGTATTCGTGCTATTCACAGCGACACACCAACTTATTACCTTGAGGGAACTGCTAACTATGTTGGTGGTGGCACTTTGATTATTACGGTTGATAAATACAACGGTTCTGGGTCTCATAATGCGTGGACTTTTGTTGTTGCTGGTGAGGTTGGGCAGACTGGCGCGACTGGTGCTACTGGTGCGACAGGCGCACAAGGGTCATCGGGTGTTGTTTCGGTCACTAGCCCTATTACGAACTCTGGTTCGTCTACTTCTGCGCAACTCGGTTTAGATCAGACTGCTATTAGCATCACTAAGTCGCAGGTTTCAAACTTTACGGCTGGAACTGTTGCTTATGCGACTTCGGCTGGTTCGGCAACAACGGCTGGTGCAGCGACAACGGCTGGAACTGCTACTTATGCCACAACTGCTGGCACTAGCGTTTATGGCACTACGGCGGGAACTTCGGTTTACGCAACGAACGCTGGAACGGCTGTTTTTGCTGACCAGTCTGGAACTGCTGTTTATGGGACAACATCAGGCACAGCTGTTTATTCAACAACGTCTGGCACAGCTGTAACAATTTCGGGTTCTGTTGATCCGTCACAGGTTTCTGGCACAGCCGTTATCACAACTGATAGTCGTTTGTCGGATGCTCGCACACCAACAACTCACGCTTCTAGTCACGCTTCGGGTGGGTCTGATGCTGTTACTTTGGCGCAGTCGCAGGTAACAAACCTAACAACGGATTTGGCTGCTAAAGCGGCGCTAACCGCCACCCAGACTTTTACGGGTCAGCAAACAATAACTCCATCTGCTATTTCTGGCGTAGGAATAAAACTTCAGGCTCTAGCAGGTCAAACAGGCAACTTGCTTGAAACCAGAGATTCTGGAAATTCAATCATTACAACCATTAGTGCTACTCACGGACTAAATGTAGGTTCGTCTTTTATCAGCGGTGTAAACTCTAGAGCATTTTTTCAAACAAGTTCGGCCTCTGCCGTTCCACTTACCGCTAAGGGTGCAGCAAGCCAGACCGCCAACCTCACCGAATGGCAGGCATCAGACGCATCCGTTCCAGCGTTTATTGACCCAGCAGGTCGGGGTCGGTTTCTTAGCGCAATTCTTGGTTCAATCTCAGCATCTCTTGGTGCGAACTTAAACTTGCAGACTTCTGGTGCAACTATTGTCGGTGCAATTATCCGTGGTGCAGCGTCTCAAAGCGCCAACCTCACCGAATGGCAGACAAGCGCCGGAACAGTGCTGGCTTTGGTAGATGCTTTTGGTGGAATCCGATCTAACGCTTACGGCATTTTTGACGCTGGTAGCGCATCGACTTTGCCTATGCGTATCCGTGGTGCAGCGTCGCAGTCGGCGAACTTGCAGGAATGGCAAAACAGCGCAGGTGCGGTTGTTGCTCGCATCAACTCCGGTGGCGACTTTACGACTGGTTCAATCGGTCTTGGTGGGGCATCTGCTTATGGCTATACGGCTGCTCTAAGCGTGAATACTGCTGTTGCAACGGGTGGTGGGGTAACGATTCGTGGTGTTGCATCACAGTCGGCGAACTTGCAGGAATGGCAAAACTCGGCAGGAACCGTCCTAGGTCGAGTTGACTCCGCTGGTACATTCTTTAGCGCATCATTCACCAACAATAACGGCCGCATCGCAATCGGGGAAAACAACGCAGGCGGAACAGTCCGATTCGAACGCTCCACAGCGGCACAAACAAACCCAGGCGCAAACTATGCCCGTCTATACTTCCGTGACGGCACTAACGCTGGCACACTAAAACTTGTTGTTCGTGCCGGCACAGCAGGCGCAGAAACCACCATCCTAGACAACATCCCACAATAAGGAAAACATGAGCGCATTCAACGTATCCCCAGAAAACAAAGCC